CCGACCACTAGGGGGTCTGTACCCAGAACCGGAGAGAGTGAGGTGAAGGTTCCTCACTCTGATGGAGAGTATTGCATCGATTGCTCTCATTGGGACTATTTAGTCCCTGAGGAGCTCGATGATGAAAGTGTTAAGAAGAAATTTCATGTTGACGCGAAAGAGTGTGAGAAATTCCATGGGGAGCTCGTACAGGCTTGTAGAGCCTTGGGCCCCAGGGGTTGTCCTCGTAAGCGTAGTTTGGAATGGCGTCTTGAGTTGACCCTTTGGTGGGCGCTCATGATGGGCATTACCCTCCCAGGTGTGAGCGGAGCTGAGTTCACGCCTGAGCAGTACTCCGGTGCAGTAAATAGTCTGGTATGGACTATTACTTGCTGTATCGTACTGTGGAAGTTCAGTAGTGCTTGTTGTGCTGTATTGCACGCGATCGGTGGAGCCATTATGGTGGTAGCTGGTGCGGTGACTAATATAAGCCAAGCTGTCTGTGGATTACTGAACACCGTTAATGGGGTTATTCCTGGCCTCACTAACGAAGCTGCGAGTGCTATGAGATGGATTAAATATGCGCAATGTGTTAATGCTGGCGCGTCTGTCCTTACCTCGCTGATCGGAATTATTCGTATTCCCTTTACTTGGGGCCAAGCCGTGAGGATGGCCCATGAAGGGTTTGATAGGAAGAAACCGCAAAGTTGGAACCGATATGGAGTTGTGGCATCTTGTGTGCTTGCAACTCTTATGTTTGTGTTTGCCCCTTTGTTTGGTACTGCGAAATCATATAAGTGCTTTGAGCCTTTGATGCGTATGTTGGAAAAATTGCCATATGTCACTTTCTTTATAGATTGGTGGCAGAAGTATTGGGCGGGTGAAACGGATTTGGATTCATTTCCAAAGACCGTGAGGGACCTGAACGGTGATGAAGTACCAATTTTGCCAAAAGGAGTGTTTGATTATGGATACTCCAATGGTGAGAAAAGGGAGCATGACTTCGGCTTGTGTGAAAGTGATTGTGAGGAAGGCCATTGTACGGCCCCCAACACTTGTTCATGTAAGTGTCATGTTGAAGAGGAGAGACTCTCACATGATGAAGCTGTGGAAGATGGTGAGCCTTTTGAGGCTCCCACCGGCCTTGGTTTTGGAGATGCTAAGCCTCGTTCGGAGGATGATGAGCATCTGATTCGAAAGACCAAGGCTGCGAAGATCAATCGTGAAAATGCGCAGAAGAGTGCGACAGAGGATGAAGAATCCCGTCGTGAGCGACTGCGTAATTCTGGTGATGATCTTCACATGGCCTATATGTCGAAGAGAAAGCCCAATTTACAGCCTTTTGTTGCTGCAACTAAGGATGTGTTGCCTCCTGGATTAGCTGATGTGTCAGAGATTCAGGTTGAAGAGGAAGGCGAGAGAATGGAGAATGAAGGTTTTCCATTTGATTGGGACGGTGTGCCATTACGTGGAGTTTGGAATCTCTACGGTGCGTATGATCGTACGAAAGCCGAGTTGTTGAAGTTAGCAACCCGGGATTGGTTTGCTACTGTTCAAGCACATGTTGATGCCCATTGGGAGAAATACTTATGTGGAGCATCCTTTTTGCTTGGTTTTGTTGGTACCATTTGGTGGAACCAACGTAAACAGGAACAGGACCCGAAAGTGTGGACTGATGAGGGCAAGAAGAAAACGTCTAGAGTGCGTTATTTTGCCCCCAAGTCTCGTGTTCGTAGTGGCGGGAAGAGCCATTGGGATCACGTTGAGTCGTCAGGTGCTGAGTTTGAAGAGCCCGATGATGTTGAGGCTGCTGATGCTCGTGCCCACGCAGCTCATATTGCAGATATGAGACGTGGAGAGGAAGAGCATGCTAGGCAGGAACAGCGTGATAGGATGATAGCCAAAGAGCGAGAGTATCGTGCTCGCCATGGCCATTCTGCCGATCGCCATCTCAAGGGTGAGAGGGGTGAAGGTTTCCGTATTGATGAGAAATTGGATGAGTTGAAGCTCAAACATTTTCCAGTCTACACTGACCCAGCGAAGGTTCGCGTTCGTTCTAACGCGATTCGTAGGGCCAAGACTAAACCCAAAGTGGTAAATCGGAGTGAGGTTGATCAGTTCCACAAGGATGCAAAGGTTGCACTTGCGGATGAGACCCTTCTTGGAAAGTCGAAGTTGAAGTACACTGATTTTGCGGGTAAAGTCATGAAGATGACTTATTCTGGACAGTGTTCCTCGACTGCCACTGTGGTAGGTGATAAAGTTGTGGTTCCCCTCCATTCTTATGTTGAGGGAGCTACTCCCGGGGTAACTAACTCTGCGACAACTGTTGAGTTGCGTGGAGAGGTTTATCCTGTGGCGGAAGATCTTGGGGTTTACCTCCATCGAGGTACCATCAAGAGAGCGGCTACCTGGCGTATGCGTCCACCTAAGTGTGAGATTGTTATGCAGCTGGGTTTCACTGATCCTGAGCAGATTGAGCCTGCTATGGGTTTTGGTTTTTGTTCGGCCGGTGGCCTCTACAATGCACCAACTGAGTTTGGAGACTGTGGAGGCCCTGTGATTGCATGTGCGGATGGCTGCCTTGTAGGATTCCATATTGCTGGGTCCTCGGAAGTTAATCGTTTCATACCTATGACTGCTGAATTAGCGGACCGCTTGAAGTCTACTGAGACCTCTCTTGCGGCGCTGGATTTTCCCTAGAGCCCCCGCTCCCGTCCACTCTTGTGGAGGAGGGGCGGGAGTTTTGGGGGCGTTATCCACCAGCCTTTCGTCAAGGCTTTGTGGACTATGCAGTCCTGGGACCTTTGCATAAGCGGATGCTTAAGCAGATGTATTTCCCCGTAGTTGGTTCTGTGCCTAGAGGTTTTGTGGCTAAGAATCGACGACACTTGGATATGAGTGTTGCTCAGTTTGAAAACGACTCCGAAAAGAAGGTTGATAGGAGTTCGTGGGGATTGCCGGTGCCTAATAAGCCCGCTGCTTACATTTCGTTAGCCAAATATGCTAAGGATGTTAAGCCATTGACCGCCGTTCAAGTACGTGCGATGAATATGGCTGTGGAATGGCTCGAACATCAGTTTGGGCCGCATATGTGTAATTCCAGGGTGAAAAACTTGTCCGAAGTTGTGGCTGGGATCGATAAGTCGACCAGCCCTGGTTTCCCCTGGACACGGACCTACGCTACAAAGCGGGACATGATTGATCAAATGGGTGATGCCTTTGACCAATACATGATGGATGATTGGGATCGGCTTTGTGTACATGAATACACGGCCGTGTTTGGAAACTCTTTGAAAGAGGAAATCCGCCCAGCTGAGAAGATTGAGGCGAATTCGATTCGCACTTTTACAGCTGGCCCGATTGAGATGACTATTCATGGGAATCGTTTGTTCGAGGACATGAATGAGAAGTTTTATGCCTCCCATCTCAAGACGCCAAGCGTTGTTGGCTTCTCTGTTCTTAAGGGAGGCTGGAATGAACTATATCGGAAGTTGAAGAAACACCCGAATGGTTTTGCTCTTGATGAGTCCCAGTATGATTCGTCGCTCAGAAATTATTTGATGTGGGCGATGGCGGGATTCCGCTGGCGGATGCTTCGTGAGGAGGATCAAACACCTGAGAACTTGGAGAGGATTCGTGTTTACTATAGAAATTTGGTGAACACGTTGATTATTACCTCCGAGGGAGTTTTTGTTATGAAACAGGGTGGAAATCCATCAGGGTCGGTTAATACGATCACTGATAACACGTTGATCTTATACACGCTTTTAGCGTATGCGTGGATAATGGTTAGTCCTGAGGTGTTTAATTCTTATGAGATGTTTGAGAGCGAGCTTGCTCTTGCACTTTGTGGGGATGATAACACTTGGACCGTGTCTAACGAAGCAGTACAGTTCTTTAATGCACGTTCTGTCATTAGAGAATGGGCCGTTCTTGGAGTCACAACTACGACTGACTCGCTCGACCCTCGTCCTGTAGAGGATTTAGATTTTCTATCCGCTTTTACTGTTTTTATTGATGGCGTTGCTGTGCCATTGTATAAGCGGGAGAAGTTGCTTACTTCTCTTCTCTATTCTCGCGATCCGGATAATCCGTCATTTACGTTGCTCCGCGCTGCCGCTCTTTTAAGGGTGGGGTATGCGGACCCGCAAATGAGGAGTTATTTACGGGAGCTCATTTCCTGGTTGGTTTATCGTTATGGCCTCGTTCTTGCAGATGATCCTGATTGGAAGTCTAGCTTGAGGCAAGTACCAACAGATGTGGAGCTTAGGCGTCTCTTTCTTGGCGTTGATTGTGTGCCCTTGATTAATCAGGGTTTTGTTGGGGTTTGTAAAGATAAGTACCCAATAAAAAGTTGCGCACAAATGTTCGCGCAACCCCAACGTAGTAGAGCCAATCGTGGTGCTCGTCGAGCCCAACGTAATGGCAAACCGCAATTTGCGGTAGTTCAACAACAACCGTTGCAACGTGTTGTTGTGGGAAAGAGAAAGCGAAATCGTAATCGGAAGCGTAATCGCGGAAGAGGTGTGCCGATTCAAATTCAGCAACCTCGCCGTATGTTTAACGCTGGAAATACCCCTAGGAGGCAGAGAGCAGGAATTGCTAGTATGGGCAATATGTTCCCCACTGGGAGGGCTGGAAGGAGTAGGCGTACTCAGACTGTTACTGAGGATGAGTACATTGCTGAAGTTACCTCTGGCGGAGGTGGTGGTGCGACTTTTACCACTACTTCTTATCCGATTAATCCAGGTCAGGCTGTAACCTTTCCTTGGCTTGCCAAAGAGGCAGCCTTGTTTGAAAAATACAGGTTTTCCAGGTTGGAATTTTATTTTCGTCCTGAAGTGAGTGCTTTTGCTGGCGCTGGTCAGACTGGGAAGGTTATGCTTTCCTGTGACTATGATGCCTCGGATGCTCCACCGACTACAAAGCAGCAGGTGGAAGATACTCATCCCCATTCTGATGGGATGCCTTACGAGAGTTTTGCTTTGGTTCTTGAACCTCGTGAGTTGAACCCCCTTTCCGACGCCAAGTATGTGCGCCCTGGGGGTTTGCCTGGTGCTACTGACATTAAGACCTATGATTGTGGTAATCTTTTTGTCAGCACCATTGCCATAAATGGTGCTAATACCGTTTTGGGGGAGCTTCGTGTGAGGTATACTGTCACACTTGATGTCCCTGTTTTGGATTCCAACGCTAGTGCGCCTGCTAATAATTCTGTTGCGCAGTTTAATGCCCCTGCTGGGCAGGCGTTGGTGACCACCGTTCCTACCAACTTAGCTATTGCCACAGTTACCACCAATGGTATTGGTGTTGTGAATGCTGCTGGAGTTTTGACTCTGCAGCCTGGCAATTACCTTGTTGATTGGCAGATTGATTTTTATGATTCTGTCGCCGAGGCTTTGCAAGTTGGAGGTGGTTTATACAATGTTGTTGGTGCTGCCTATGTTCCTTTTGAAATGGAGCAAGGGCCTGTAACCATGACCGCTATAGATGGTTCTCTGGAGATTTCTGGAAGTACATTTATTGCAGTTGGTCCCGTTGGTTCTTTGGAGTATGCTCTGCGAGCTGTTGTGTTGACAGCAGCTGCAGGAGTTGTTACCGCCTTCGGCAATATTGTTATCACTGCAATTTAAGCGGTGATGTGGGTAGCCCCAAATTAGGAGGTTGGTTCGACACTGTTGTACAGAGGTGAACACCTAGTTTGGAGGGCGCAGTATCACGTGCGTTCCCATGGTTAGTGATATAGGAGTCTGTTTGATGGTCAGGATAAAAATCATCGATTTAAGCTTTAGATTAAAAGTTAGTAGGCTGAGATTGCCGCTGAAAAGCTGGTGTTTCTCGCCTACGGGGTAGCCCAGGTGTAACAACCTGAGATCTGTTCTCGACAGATCCCCTGGTAAGAGTTAGTTTGACTTGTGTGTTCAAAGAATGCACAAACCGATGGTGAACAGCGTCGGGATATAAACATACTGAAGAGTGTAGCTCGCAAATTGTTGCTGATAGAAATATCCGAAATTTCAATGTTGTGAGCGGTCCTTAGTACGGTGACCAGGCCGTGAAACTGTGTGAACCATGGAGCTCCTGAAAGATGTAAGACCCTTAAGTGGGCGTTTGAGTAGGAGGTGACCAGGGTTGACGTG